AACTCGTCCATGGTCAGGTTTAATAGATTCGCATCAACACGTTCAGCGATTCGTTCTTCTGCCATTTCCATAGTTATGTATAAGGCATTTTTACCCTGCGTTAAAACTCCTGCAGCCATGTGACACATGAACAAAGATTTACCAACACCAGTACCAGCCAGTGCAATGTTTAGGGTTTTCTTTGAAAGCCCACCTTTGGTGATTTTGTTAAACATGTCAAGGTCGAAAGGAATCTTCTCTTCCACCCGATGATAAAAATCATACCTCGCATTATGATCATCGATGTAGTCATGACCAATGTGATTATCAAAAGAAACAGCCAGTGCGTCAGACAAAATAGAAGGAATCGCATCTTTAGAGTTTACCTTATCATTGCCATCAATAATTTTAATCGAACCCAAGATGGCATTATAAACGGCACGATCCTTACAAAACTTCTCAGTGTTCTCAAGCATCCAGTCTTCATTGACTGGTTCATGAGACATTGTGTTAATATAATCAGTTAGTTCAGTTAGTTCTTTATCTGTGAGATCCTTACGATTCGAAACTTCAATCGTAAGAATTTCTTTTGTTGCTGGTTTGTTATACTTGCTGAAGAACTCTACAAGTTCGCTTGTTAAGATTGCTTCTTTTTTATCCGAGAAATATTCTCGTTTAATAAATGGGATTACCTTACGGCAGTACTGCTCATCATGAATCAGATTGCTCAGAATCTTTTGTTCTATTCTCATCAACTCCGCCTGTGTATGTCAAATTATTTTGTTCAATACCTTCATGGATTAATTCTTGTAGAATATCTCCGATGTATTGTTCAAAGGATGCTTTATCAAATAAATCATTTTTGTTTCGATGTAAGATTTCATAGTCGAATCTTAGATGAACTTTATCATTCGCTTCATCTTCATCAAAAGAAACCTTACCGTAAGTATACATTATACCTGTAAAAGCACCTTCTGTCAATTTTATTGCTTGGAGTCCATCTTTCTTGGACTCCACCACAATGTAACGTGGATTACTCATCGAACTCTAATTCCTCTAATGCCTTGTCCAATTCGTCAGCCTTTACCATATCTCCCATGGCAAGAGAGTATTTGTTCTTAACAAAGTCATTGAATGACTTACTTAAAAGAATTGGCATCCAGAATTCTTTGGTATCTGTATCTTTGATACGATACTTTTTGTCATCCATCTCACCAGTGTCTACATCTACCTTTTGATACCAGCCATTGGAAGGTTTGATGACATGTCCAGATTCCATCGCAACGTCAAGTAGACCAGACCACTTACTAAGACCACCATTAAAAGATACGCTAACAGGTATCTTAGATTTTTCCTTAACATAACGACTCTTCTCTACATTAATAATAAAATTATAACCAGTCAATTCAGTTCCATCTTTCTCTTGTTGGCGACCGAGAATGAAGATGTTATCAGCTGAGTAATAAGAACCAGTACCACCACCAACGATGTCTTTAGGATAAAGACCAATCTCTTTGTATGTATGATTCACTACAACCATTGGAATGTCTTTCAAAGACAAGTGGGGTGTAACCATACGGAACAATGACTTCATCTGTTTGGCACGACTCATATCTGCAACAGACTTACCATCTAATGCATCTTCGACTTCTTTCTTGGAAGCCAGATTACCGATTGAGTCAATGACAACCATAAGATGTTCGCCACGTTCTACACTATTCAACTGTTGCATGATGTCAAACTTTAATTGTTCAACGTCAGTAACTGGAGTGTGAAGAACACGATCCATATCAATACCAAAAGTCTCAAAGTAAGATTGTGGAGTACCAAACTCGCTATCATAAAATAAAAGTGCAGCATCTGGATATTTGTCAAGATAAGATTTTGCCATCAGTAAAGAGAAGGCAGTTTTGAAATGTTTACTTGGACCAGCCCACATTGTGAGTCCTGGAGTAAGACCACCATCCAAGCGACCAGAAAGTGCCACGTTGATGATAGGAATAGAAGTTTGAATCATGTCTTTCTTTTGAAAGAACTTAGAACCTGACAAGATTGCAGAGTCTTTGATTGTTGTATTCTTTTTGATTTTGTCTAGAATGCCCATGGTTTATCCTTTACGTTATATTAATATTATACAGTATGTATGCTTGCAAGACAACTATGGATTGTTCTTGCTATGTGGTACATCGAACACGAATGTAACTCTTATTACATCTCCTACGTTCTTTGTTCCATGTGATAATTTATTGTTAAACCAAATCAAATCTCCAGCCTCAACTCTTACAGTTTCTCCACCCACTGTATAGTCGTATGTTCCTTGTATTGCAAGGTGGTATCTGTCTCTTGTTTGATAATAACTTCCAATATCAATGTGTTGTCCAACTTCTCCACCAATTGGTAAAGATAAAAAGCCACATCGATCAAACTTTTTAAAGTTGCGTTTCAAAAACGATATAATTGCTGTGTGTCGTTTGTAAGCTGGTGTTTCTGCTGATAGTTCACTGTCGCCTACATATTGATTTAGGTCTGTTACAGCACCCATTTTTAATTGTAGAACACCAGCATCTACCTGAGGAAATCCTCGATCAAGTAAAGACTTAGTGCCTGCAACATTGCGTTGAGCACCCCAATCTTCTGGGTACTGCTCTAGTTGATTGAGGATCTTTGATACATTGATACCTCGTTTAATAACTCTTATGTTAGCCAAAGAAATCCTCCAATGAACTTTCCTCTTGCGTCTTCCAACCTAGTGGCTCAATAACAATTTGTAGTGCATCAAGGAAAACCTTTTCAAACTGTTTATCATAATCTATGTATGCATCCAATCCAAACTCTGTTGGCAAAACCTGAGGGAATGCAATGACATCTTCTTGAAGTGGGTTTGGAGTCTTGACATAAACGAATTTAATCTTGTCACCATCACGAATAGGTTGATACTTCTTATCAATACCGAATCGCTTACAGTGATGATTGAACAACAAAGCACCACGAACATGAATTGGTGTACCCTTAGCATAAACTGGTGAACCAGCATACTGTTTGATTCCATTAACACCACGAGGGAATGCGATCTCTGCGACAGGAAGTTTCTCGAACTCTTTCTTGAAATCCATCACATACTTATGTAGCACCTTTTGGTCACCGAGCAGAATAACATCAATGGAATCTTTTAGCTTGTCACGAATCACCGCAGGTGTAGATGACTTGACCATCTCAAGACCCATCACCTTGACTTTGGGTTTGGCGAACTGAACACCCTCAGAGTTATGCACGTTTAGAACATAGCGTTTCTTGGCAGTCCAGATACCTTTATCCGCAAGAACTTCTCGCTTCATAACCATCTTTTGCGAATACGCATTCATGTACTCGGCTAGTTCTTGATACCCAGTATCAATAAATGGCTGAAAAACATCTTCACATATCTTGTCCATGAATTTGATTTTGTCTTCAGTGGACTTTCCATCACAAACTTTCTCAACTAGATGTTCCAAGGTAAGATAGATTGAGTCAGTGTCAATCGCAACAACGAAGTCCTGACCATCTGTCTTAAGAGTTTTGTTGAGGAATGCATTCAACTTGTTTGCCATCCAACGAATGGACAGTTGACCAGAAGTTGTAATACCCTCAGCCATACGAATATCGAAGTAACGGAAGTATTGATTACCCATCGCACCATAAGCAGAGTTCAAAGCAATCTTCATCGCCATCTGCAGGTTGTTGAGACGAGAGATATCTTTCAACAGGTGCTTCTTGCTCTTGTCGTTTTGATATTCCTGTTCAATCTTTAGCATCTGCTTCTTAAACTTGGAGCGATTCGCATACATCTGTTCCATCAACTCAGGCATGAAACCTTTAACGTCTTTGCGATAAGTCCAACCATTGGCAGTCAATGCTAGATCTCTACGCTTTGCATATGAAGTATCAATCTCTTGATTGAGTAGTTTATCAACTGTCACAGAAATCTTCTCGCTTGTGAGAGTTTCAGGACTGATGTTGTACTGCATGATCAAGTGGGGATAAAGAGAGTTCAAGTCAAATGATGCCATCCATTTGTGAAGACCAATGAGTGGTTCTTTGACATAAGCACCTTCGAACTGAGCATCTTTACCAGAAAAAGACTTGGCTGGAATAACAATACCTCTTTTACGCAGGTGATTGTAGATAATAGTATCCCACATACGAACTTGTGAGTAAACATCTTCAGGATTAATCTTGGCATTGTATGCCATGGTAAGATGCAGTTCAAGCAGACGCATCTTATCTTCTAATTGGTCAACCAACTCTACGTCATGAATGTTATACTCAACAAACTGTTGCCAATAATTGGTATGAAAGTCTTTCCAATCAACTCCAGGATTCTCTTTCTTCTTGTCGCCAAGTTCTTCTTGTGCGATGTAATC